TGAACATGCCCGCATTGGCGGTGCTGAACGTGTAGGTTGTTGCCTCGTCCGATACAGCGGTGAAGCGGACGACATCACCCCCTGCCTTTGCCGCGTTAAAAGCTGTCACCACATTGCTGGCACCGGTAGGCGAACCGAACGTCAGCATGGTCGGGCGGAGTGCGCTGTCAACAAACGCATCGCCGTAGATTATTTCGTCTGCGTGCGCGTTTTCGATCGACCCGGGGTCGCCCTGGTCGCCTTTGTCGCCTTTCAGTGCCGTCCCCGGGACATAAGGATCGATGTCATTGCCTAGCTGCGTGCCGGCGGCGTTCGTGACACGCACCCGATAGGTCACGGATTCGTTGATGTAGATGTTGGCATATCGACCAGTGGCATCCGCGATTACCGGATTCGCCAAGGGCGTCGTCATTCCGGCGTCAGCGTAGATCGGGGCCTTCGTCGTCGTGCCGGTGTAGTAGAAATATAGTCTGGCCCCCGCGACCGGGAGGCCGTTCGCGCTGAACGTTGGAATGAACGGGGAGTAATAGACCTTAGATGCCATAGCTGTTACCGTTCGTGTTGAATGCGCCGTACCTTTCGCGATCCTCGAACCTTTCGATTCTGGCTCTGCCTGATCGCCATGTATTGGTGGTTCCCATCACTGGCGTTCCTCGTCAGCGGCCGCTCGTGTGGGTGTTGAAGAAAGGGCTTGCTGCAGGTACCGCTGCAGCCCGAGCGCATCCTGAGCGATGGCTGGGTCACGGGTAGCCACCGTGCGAAGCCGCGCAACATGCCGCTCGATCTTCTGCGGCGTCGTCATGCGGGGAGCTTGCCTGAGCCATTTCGACATGTCTGGGGACATGAGTGCGCGGGCGGAGAGATGGCGAAGGCCGGCCCCACCGGCAGTGCCCAACGCCGTGCCGACGACAGCACCTGGCACGCCGCCGACTGTCGCGCCCACAGCGCCACCGATGCCGCCACGGGTAACCAGATTCCTGATCTCGCTGCCCCAATTCATGACCACGCCAGAACGCGAGTTGTTCAGTCGTGCAGCGGTATCACGATACGCCTCGGCAACGGCGCGCAGGTTCGTGATCGATTTTGCACCTTCCGGCCCAAAGATCGTGCGGCGTGCAGCCGGAGACAGTGCGCGAACACTGCTGACGAATAGTGCTGGAGAGAAATCTTCTTCAGGTGACCTGCGCCCGAGCCTCGCCGCGATCGTTGCCGCAGCGTCGGCCTGCTCTTCCGGCTCCAGTTTCTGCCACAGTCGATCGAGGCGTTGACTATCACCGCCCTCGCTTGCCATCGTCTTGATGCGGCTCCAGACGGCCTCGCCGCCGAGCTTGTCGTTCTTGTTCCCGATGACGCGGCGAACGACCTGATCGATCTCCGCCTTGCGCTCGCGCCAGAACTTGTCGGCACGGTCGTACTGACGAACCGCAGCCGGAGCCGTCTTGCCCAGATCGCGCTGGATGTCGGTTTTTGCCGCGTCCAGCACCATGCCAACACGGCGCTCAGCATCGGTTGCTGTCAGGTTACGATTGTTGATGTTGCCGCGCAGTTGGGTGCGAAGATCCCGAATGTCGCCAATCGTCTTGGCCTTGAGGTTCCCGCCTTCATCGACAAAGTCGCCGCGGATCTCCTGAAGGTACTTGATCAGCGGCGAGTTCGTGTTTGCGTTGCCCTGAAGTTCGGCGATTTGCTTATCGAGAACCTGGACAGCGTCCCGGCCAGTAACGGGGGTGCCGCCTGCCATCTGGTCGGCGCGATCGTACATCCGACCGCCGACGCCACGGGACTTCTCGATATAGCGCTCGCCGGCATCCTGGATGCGCTGCCCGATGACACCGCCCTCTTGAGCCATGCCGCCGTTGCCCAAGCCTCCCGCGCGAGCTTCAAGTGCGTCGGCGGTTCCCTTGAGTGCCTGGCGAACAGGGCCACCGCCACCGATCGAGCTTTCCAGATACGCCATCGCATCGCGGCGGCGTGGATCGACCACCGGACGGCTGACCGGGATATTCTCCTCAGCCGCAGCCTTGGCGATCTCGACACTTTCATCCGTTCCGCGTGGCGGCGGCGCACCGTTCGGGCGATTGCGCAGCCGGTTGCTGAGCGCGCCGAAACCCGCTCCCAACGCACCACCAAGCGCTGCGCCGGTCGGAACCTGCGCTAGACGATCGGTAAATCCGCCCTCGCCCGAATTGAACGCATAGGTTCCGCCAAGCGCGGCACCCTCACCGCCCGAGCGCAGCGCACTCCGGGGGACGGCAGGCCCTCCACGCCCTAGCACGCGCCCCCAAGGCAGCAGTGCGCCGCCAGCTTGGCCGGCGAAGCGCGCAAGTGGGTTCACACGTTCGTCCGAACTGTCGATAGCTCGCTCAGCACGAAGGTTATCGCGCATAGTGCCGTCGCTGAAGATCGTCCTGCCAGCAGCCGCTAGTTCATCAGCGGCCCCTAAAGTGATCGTGTCAGCAGCACCGCGCACCGCGGCATCTACGGCACCCATCGTAGTGTCACGGCGAAGGTCTATCGCCGCTGGCGCTTCCTCGGTGATGTTGACCGAAAGCGCGGGCTCGGTGCCGAACTTCGCACGGTAGGCCGCCGCGTATTCGTCGCTGTTCAGGATATCGGGCGACGCGTTTATCGGCTCGCCATTGTACGATAGCCCGGTTTCGGTGACCTCGTACTTGCCGCCGCTGAGACCAGACGCAAAATCAGTAAGGTTGCTGATTGTGAGGGTGTTGGCTTCCTTCGCGATCGGCGCAGCATCATCAAGCGCCTCGCCCCTGAGTGCCTTGTCGATGTCCGGTCGGAACCCATCCAAAATTGCTTTGGTTTCCGGCGTCAAGGCACGCCCAGCGGAGGCCTCAAGCCCAGCGATAGCGCGAAGCCGAGCGGCCCGCTTCTGCGCCACCGCCTCCGGCCCTTCGTTGGGCATCGGGAAATAGATACGGCGCTGGCGTTCCAATTCCTCTTCGGGAATGGCGGCTCCGGAATCCTGCCGAAGCGAAGCAGCGATGAACTCGTCTTGCGCGCTGTCGGCGACCTGCCGCTGGGGGCTATTTCCCACGGTTGCAGGAAGCGCATTCAAAAGGTCGGGTGCCGTGTTCGCAAGCGTCTGGCCAACCAGCGAGCGTGGCCCGACGCCGGTCTTCTCATACGAGACGTTCGCACCCAAAGCTCTGCGAATGAACGCGCTGGCCTTGTCCTCCCCTTCACGGGTCTGGGGCTTATTGTTCGCAGGTGCGACGCCTTGCGCGCGGTAAACCTCAAGTTCCTGCTGGTGCTCCGGCTTGATCCGACCAGTCGTCTCCAACTCGATCAGCTTGGCAATGCGGGGATTGGCGACGGCTGTGGGCTTCTTCGCCATCGTCAGTAATCCAGGTCGCTGAGATCGGTGCGCACGCCAAGACGGGAAGCGGCGATAGCCGCACGATCCTTGTCCCGCTCCTTGAAGCGAACAGCCGCTCGCCCCTCTGCCCGCTGGGCACGGCCTTCGGCGGCGGTCGCGCGGCGCTCAGAAAGCTGGAACTGGCGCTCGGCGCGCTCGGCCGCGGTGTCCGCGCGTGCATTGTCGGCCGCAGTATTCTGTTCACTGAGGCGTTCGGAGAACGACATCCCCATGATGCGGTCACGGTTGAGGATGTTGTCGCTGAGATCGGCCTGCGCCAACTCAGCGTCCGTATAGCCAAGCTGCAACAGGTCGCCGCGCATGGCTTGGAAGGCGGCGGTACGTTCAGGGCCCGCTGGCACCTTCAACAGATAATCGGCAATGCCGGCCTTCTGCTCTAGATGCTTCTGGGCCTGCTCGATCTGTGCCTTTTCGCCCTTCTGCGCGAACTCGTAGAGCTTCATCGCCATGTCGCTTTGGCCAGGAATCATCGCGAGATCGCGAATGGCGTCCATGTTGATGTTGAGCCCGTCGGCGCGGCGAACCGTTTTAGGTATTGCGACCGCATACTGCTCGGCTTGCTCCGCGTGGAGCTTCTCAGCATAGGCTGTCGCCTCCTCTGGTGTGCGGAAGACTCCTAACTTTCGCCCAGTCCGACGGTATTCAGCAACAGCCTGCTCGTCAGAAAGCAGCCGCCCATCATCTGAAACTGTTGGTATGAGCACCTCACCTTCATCTGTTCCGATGGAAATGCTGCGCACGGTTGATATCGAGCCATCTGCGTTCGGCACTGAAGGGCGGTTATTCAGATTGATGTTGCCCCCTGCGGGTCCGTAAGCCCCCTGCTGCTGTTCATCAGCTGCGAGGCTGCCCAGAGCTTGGCCCGGCATGAAGCGGTCAACATCGCTGCCTTGAGCGACAGGGAAAATCCGGTGAGCGTCCCCACCGATCTCATTCACGGCCTCGCCCATCGTGCGATCCGGGTTCGTATCGACAAAGCCTCCGCCGAGCGCAGGCTTCGTCGCACCGCCTCCGAAGGCCTTCGCAACCAGCGCCGCCGCCTGCTCTTCGCGTCGATCCTTGCGATCTTGAGCAGCATCCTGCGCCTGTTGGCGGCGGATCTGGCGCCCGGCCTCGTAGCCGCCCAATGCGGCCTGTGCGAAATTAGGGGTCTCGAGAATACTAAAATCCGGCATCACCAATTCCTCGATGGATCGTTGAAACCGCCGGGATTATAGGGTGGCGCCTGTCCTGATTTTGCTCCGTAGGAGCTGCCCATGCCCTGTGAGTAGCCGTAGGCAGTGAGCCCAGATTGCAGGATGCCGTTGATGCTGTTCGCGTTCGATAGGGCCGCGTTGCCGACAGCGTTCGCGGCTTGGTTGTTGTTGATCGAAACGCTGTTCGCGAAATTCTGACCAACGCCGGCAAGGGCCGAAGCGGCACCTAGACCGATTTGCTGCTGGCCGGCCAGATGGCCCATATACTGACCGAGCGACTGGTTCGATTGCGCGTGCCCATACCGGGTGAGCGCCTTCTGGGCGGCGCCGCTATCGAGCAACCCACGGTTGCCGAGTGCGCCAGTTACCGAGCGCTGGCCCTCATTGAACTGGTCCTGATAGCCGGTCGCGTTGCGGAAGGTGTTAAACGCCCCTTCGGCTGCCGCTTTGTCTCCCCCAAGCCCAAGCAGCGCCTGTATCGCTGACGTGGCAGGACCACCGGCATTCATAAATGGCGTGAGCGCGGCCTTGTTCTGCCCGTAGATTTGCTGCTGCAGAGCGTTGTTCTTGTCGGCCGCAGAGGTCGCCGCTTTGCTCGCCTTACTTGAGGCAGAGCTTGCCGCGACGCCGCCGACGACAGCCGAACCGACTATTGCTACGGCGACCATCAGGAAGCCCTCTCGCCGAGCCACATCTCGTAATACCGCTCAACTTCCCGGTACCCGAGAAACTGAAACAGAAACGATGCGTCCTTGTGGCACTTGGAGCCGACGAACATGCGCTGCACGCCCCGACGACGAGCCTCGGCCTCTACCGCCTTGAACAGCATGACGCCGCCAGCCTGGCCGCGGTGGTCGGGGTGGACATAGAAGATGTCCATCGTCAGCGTGAGGCACGTCTTGTAGTGCAGGCCCGGCGCTACGAAGCCGACGAAATACCCGACCAGTACGCCGGCATCGCGCAACGCAACCGTCATCACTTGCCCTGCGGCGTCGCGCTGCAGATACAAATCGTACTGCGGGTCTAGTGGAACCTCATCCTTGTCGAGCGCCAGCTCCTCCCAATGCAGGGGCAGGATCGGCTTCACCTCTTCGAGGAACGGAGGGAACGGCTCTGGCTGGGCGGTCAACATACACGGATGTCCACGACGATGACGATCCGGTCGTCGGCGGAATTGTTCACAACCTCATGCTCGACGCGGTTGTTGAACCAATACGCCTCGCCCGCAGCGAACGTGATCACCTCCTCTCCAGAACGAGTGACGCAGCCAGGGAGCGACTGCAAAGCGATGTGATAGCGCTGGTAGAAGGTCGCCGGTGCGCCTTGGTCCTGATGGGGCGCAATTGATGCACCGGGGGCGAGCCGAGTGATGATCGCTCGCCCGAGCTGCACGCCGTTGACGCGCCGCATAAGATTGAGGAGGAGATCCTGAACCGGAAGCTCGTACCAGCCGCGATGCGGGTGAGTCTGAATGTCATTGACGACGTCGCCATCGCACTCGTTGAACATCAGCCAGATGTCATCGACCTGTGCGTGGGGGCTACCGGGATAGGTGGTGCGAAGATCGTTCTCGTTCCACAGATCGGCGCGCGCAGATAGCGCGGCCATGATCGGAACGACGTCGATTCCATCAGCAATTTTGAGGAAGTTCCTCATCGGACCCGCCCCATCCACTCTACGACGGCAAGCACCTCCTCATAGCTTCCGTCGTTCTTGATCGAGTTCGCGCGCGCGCTGATAACAGCGATATTGCCCGGGACGTAACCGAGGACTGGGACTATCCGGTCCAAGCTAGGGCTATGAGCGTTTCTACCCTGCCTCTTGTCGGCGCACTCGATCGGGTAGTGCAGGTCGATGCCTAGCGCAGGGCAGACGCCCACGCATTCAGCTAGAACATCTTCAACCGTTATGTCGAATGGAACGCCAGACGAAGCAGATCGGGCTTTCGCGTTCGAATACGCTGTCCTCGCCCACGCGAGCATAGGGTCCTTTGCCCGCCGAAGAGCAAGTGCGGCCCTCTTTGCATCCCTTGAGTTGTAGGGCCGCTGCGAATAATCGCGCCAGGTTTTCGTCTGTGGCGAGCATTCGTTGCAGGACGCGTGGATGCGTCCGCCCCAACGAGCGAAAGCGTTCGCGCCTTTTTCGGCGCCGCACAGAGTGCAAATTTTAGAAGGTGTCAGCAAGCGGGCCTCGATGTTTTCGAGATCGCCGCTGCGGCGAAAATGTCTGACTGCAGCTATTGCCTACTTTTTAGGCAAATGCAAGAACCCTCGCGCTGATTCGGAGGGTGACATGCGCAAGGGGATTTTGATGATCGCGGTACTGGTGGCGGCGTGCGCGCCCAAGCTGGTGCAGAACGGTCCTGCTGGCGGGATGATTTCGATGACAGGGGTGATGGGCGAGAAATCAAAAGCCGCTCAGATCGCGAATGCCGAATGTGCAAAGCATGGCCGGGACGCTCGCATTACCCGCTTCGATGTAATCTCCGACACTGCCTCTTACGAGTGCGTCGCGCGCTAGACCGGCGCCTCAACAAAGCCGGGGGGCCTGACGTAATTCCCATCCTCGGTACCAGCCACGGGAATCGTGGCCGCGCCGACCGAATGTCGATCACCAGTCTGGACTGGCGGGGAGGCCGGATCGACAGTGAACTGGTAGGCGACGGCCCCGCCTGTGCGCGTCGGGTCATCATAGAACACCCGAACAACCCCTCCGGAAACAACGCCGGTTGCGATTACGCCGCCGACCACTGAGACGGTGGGGTTCATCACGGGATCGCCATAGACGCGGTCATGATTGGCAATCGTGACATTGCCCAAATTATCGGCGGTGATCAGCGGAGCGGTGAAGTTGGCGATATAGCTATTTACCAGCGACGATTCAGCGGTAGTGCCGTCCGCCGCATCCTGCGCAGCAGCAGCCGCGGCCAACGCTACGTCGGCAGCGTCCAGCGCGATACCTGCGGCCTCCAGCGCGAGAACGATGCCATTGACCGACCGCTCGATATTATCGGCATTTTGCTGCCACCACTGGATGAACAGCGCAGACGGCGTACCGTCGCGATTGATGATCTTGAGACCGGGGCTTAGCCTGGGCAGCTTGAGCGCCATCAGACGCGGCTCCGTCCGCCCATCGCTTCATTAAAGCGGATCGACGACACGCGCCAATAGGTAGGATCGGTCATGCGGAAGTCGAGCAATCCCCCCTCCCCATCGATCATGCCTAGCCGGCGCCATGCAGGGCGCTTGCGATACTGACCTTGCTCGCCCACCGCCGCTTGCTGCCATTCCCCATAGGTATTGCCGCCATCGCGCGAGATGCGAACCTCGGTGATAGGGTCGAAATCCAGAACCGGCGCTTCGCCGACCGGCACGTCAAGCGAGAGATTGTCGAGAAACAATGCGGTCGGGAACAGCGCGGTCCACCGGCGCTCGATTGGGTCGGTCCCGTCAAGCAGGATGTCCCCGTTCAGCTTCCAAATCCGGCCCGTTTGATCGTCGCCGGCATATACCGTATCGTTGAGAAACACGCCGACATGCGCGCGCCAGTTATTGCGCTGGTACGAGCCAAACTCGCTCCACTGCTGACTGGCCGCGTTATAGGCGAACGTCCCCGAGCTGGTCGAAAGCACGTAGAACAGATTGCCCTGCCAAGGAAACGCCCATGCGGTAAGATCGGCGGGATCTGACGACTGAATCGCTTCCTCGATCCCGTGATCAGACACGCGCATCGGGATCGTATCCCCTCGATAGACCTTGAAATCATGCCCAACCCAATAAATCGAGTTGTCAAGCTTCGCGATCGTATCACGCGAGATGCAGCCTTGGTCGTACAGCCGCCCATCAATGCGCTGAAACGGGACTTCGCCATCGCCGGTCGTTACCCAAACCTCAGTCGTGATCTCGCCAAACAGCCAGATTTGGTCGCTGACGATCCAGATCGCGACGAGACTATCCGGCGCGCGTTCAGCCGAGGCATAGTCGAGCGCATCCCAGCTTTCCGCATCGAGGATGCCAGACCAGTAGAACCGCTGGCTATCTGCCCGCGCGGCGAGAAAGTATCCGTTGATGTACGCAACCGAGGTCACGCCGGCATCATCGGGAAATGCCACTGTATCGACCGTTACGCCGTCGCTGACATAGAGCGCCGTGTCGTTCGCGATCAGCATTTGCGAGCTCGAAGCAGCGATGCTTACGCGAGCGGTGCCGGGTATCGTCCCGAGATCGTCCACAGCCTTGTAGAGGGTATCCCCGGAAACCGCGAAAAGCGCCCCGCCGAGCGCACCGGGTTGCCCATACATGCCTCGGATCGGGCCGGCGCCGATATCGTACTCAATCTGCAGCGAGGGACGCGACAGGAGGGCGGTCTGCGCCCGCGAGGCTGGCGTTGCCTCGACATAGAGATTGGACAGCCGAACCTTTGGCAGATCCGCCCGTTTGTAGGTCTGGATGCCATAGGGGACGATCACGGCACCACGGGAGCCGTGTTCGTGGCAATCGCCTTCAGAATGGCGATAACCGTACCGGACCCCGTCCCACTCCAAGCCGCATCGTCGGGCGATCCGATTGCTGTCACCATTGCCGCGGAATCGACTGGCTCACCGTCACTTCCGACTGACAGGAAATGCTGCACCCAAGCAACACCTCCCGATTCAGCGGCTACCGAGGTTCCGGCGATGCGATCGCCGCCACGAAAGTTGTCACCCATAGTCGTATCTCCCGTAGGAAGGCCCCATGAACACCGACGCGGGGCGATCGAAGTCCAGCAGCTTTTGCTCAAGGTTTGCTGCGCGCTGAACGACCATCTGCACGGCAGCCGGATCAAGCCGCGTGACGCCGAACATCGTGACGCAGCGAGCGGCAAGATTGGTCCAGACCGTCTCCATCCACTCTTGCGGGATATCGACGGTCTCATTGAGGTCGGTCACGTCGTCGATCACGCGCGAATAAGAGTAGCGGATCTCGGTCTCCACGAAGGGAACTGGCCACAGCGTCATGCTGATCTGGCTCGCGCCCTTCTGGAGATAAAACGCAGAAGGCATCCCCGACTGGTCCGGGTTCGGTAGCTGGCGATATTCGCCAAGCTCCCAACGCTGTAGGGGGCGAAGAAAGGTATTCGCCTGAACCAACCTAGCCTCAAGCACGTCCAGGCAACGAGGATCGAGCACCACCGTCTTCTCATCGATCGCGAATGTCGCGGTAGCCTCGGCCTCGCGCCACAGATTGACGCCATCGGCCTGCCAGCTTTTCAGCATCCAGGTCAGGCGGACCATCATGTCTTCGCCATCAGCGGCAGAGATCGTTTCCCCGGCGCTATAGACGCCTAGATCCTTCGCCGCCGCGTCGCACAGCTGGCGCGCCGTCATCGTGCCGGAAATGACGCCAGATGTAGCCACTACAGATCCTCAGGAGTAATCGGGTTCTCAGGGTCGATGAACACGACCGGCAACTGCGGGGATGCGTTCGGCACGGGCAACCCTTCCGGGTAAACGTTGGGAGGAGACAGTTGCGGTGGGCGCGGATCCCAGCAGCCGTTCGGGCCGTTGGTCTTCGTACAGACCCTCAAACCGGTCCATTCGAGGCGAAGTTCGTCCGTGAACCGGGTCCTTGCACACCTTTGGCAGACGCCAAGCGCCCGCCCCGCATGATAGCCCTCAGGCCGTGTCTGCGGAGCGGGCATGGGGACTATGCGCCGGGGTTGCCGAACACGTTCCGCCAGTCACCAACGCCAGCGGCGAAGCGCATGTAGCTCGACGCACGGGCGTTCTTCGTGTCGAAGTCGTTGTCCTGTTCGAGGTTCGGATCGTTCCGCCACATCGACATCAGGCCATCCGGCACGTTGGTCTGAACGTACCAACTGTCCGTGTCGGTCAGATAGTAGTTCGTCACCACTTCCGGCACCGTGCCCATCGCATTCAGGGCGTTGATGTCGTTGTTGGGCGTGCCGGCGCGCAGAACCGAGTTGAGGATGCGTGTCGCGTTGAACGAATCCTCGGGCGTGATGATCAGCCGCTTGATGCCGCTGCCCATCGGCTGACCGCGAGCGCTCTTGATGCGCCATACAGCCTTTGCCGCGTCCTCGATCGCCGTTTCCGACAGATCCGCCGAAGCCAGGAGGTTCGACTGATTGCCCGAGACGGTCGGATGCGACGCCGAGAACAGCGCCGCGCCATCGCCGATCGCATAGTTCGTGTCGAACCCGCGATTGAGGACGTTGGCGTGGACGATCTCAGCCGTCCAACGCATCGAACGAGCAAGGTTGGCCGAGCGTCGCGTCGAGATGATCTTGTACTGACCATCGGCTAGCTCTTCCATCGTGACGATGTAGCCCAGCGCATAGACCACATGAACGAACGTGCTCTTGTAGCCCTGCTGATCGGAGTCGTACTGGATCGGCGCGCCTTCGGTCTTGACCGGGGCGATGCCGAAGCCGGTCGCCTCGACCACGATCTCCTGATACTTTTCAGAAGTCTCGCGCTCGAAGATCTTCGACCATTGCGGTTCCAGCTCCTTGTAGGTGAGGCCGAACCAATCCTTCACACCGGGCCAAAGGGCGTCGGGGTGGGCGGAGCGTGTGATGATACCTGCGGGCATGTCCTATGCTCCCCCTTAAACGCCAGTCGAACCGACGGCGCCGGTTTCGGTTGGAAGGTTGATGGCGACGAGCCATTTGGCGTAGTTGCCAATCTCGTTGTCGGCGCGGCGCTCGAGCTCGACGATGCGAAGCTGAAGCGTAGCGGTGACGGCGGCGGTCGAGCTGTCGAGCATGAAGCCAGACATCTTGGTTGCGGCCGAGCCGGAGGCAGCGATCAGGTCGGCGTTGAGACCGACCGAGGTTGCGGCAAGAGCGCCGCCGACGCTGTCCTCCTGTATCTCGAACAGCACTTCCGGATCGTCACAGACGAGCACATAGAAGCCGGTCGAAGCCGCGCCATAACCAACCGCATTGATTGATGCGTCGGGCTGGAAGCCGCACACCACGCCGGTAATCCGGCCAGCGGATGCGGCGGTTGCGCGAGTGACCGTTGGGACGCCGTCGGCATCGGCCGAACCAGCGATAATCACCGGGTCGCCGATGAACAGCGCAGTCGCGTCGGTTGCAGGGTGGTAGTAGGTACGCAGCGGACCCACCCAGGGTGCCCCGTTGCGCAGCCGGCGCGGCGTAAGGCCGGTTGCCGAATTGGTGTTGGCCATTGTCTAAACCCCTTGGTCGAGGGGTCCAGACAGACGCCCTCAGGAAATGCGGTTTTGCGTGCCCTTGGGCTGGTAGATGCCGTCGTGGGCCACGCTTTCGGAACCGCCTTCGCCAACCAGTGAGCCAGCCTTCCCGTCGATCGCCGATCGCTCACGCGACCTGTTCAGCTCTTCGATGGGCTTGCGGTCCTCACGGTACCAATCTTCGTATTTCGCCATGAGGATCAGCTGGCCGTCCTCTGAACGAGAAGCGGCAACAGGCTCTACGCCTTCGACTCTGTCCCAATCATCCGAGATCATCTGCTGCATGCGGCCCGCATCGTCGCGGACCCATCGCGGGGTCTTGCCCTCGCGCTTCAGCTTGTCCTGGATTTCCTTGGGAATCGCGAGTTTCATTCTGGCGCTGTAGTCCAGATCGCCATCGCTACGACGGCGGCGCTCGCGGCGCATCTCTAGCGCACGGGCCGTGACCGGAGCCTGTTCCGGGGCGCCTTCCGCAACTTCTTCGCGGACGCGCGGGATACCACGAGGCATGTGCTGATCTCCTTGTGCCTAATTTTTAAGCAGTTCGCAAGCGGTTTCTACGCGGCCTGCCCGGTCTCGGTGAAATAGGTCTTAGCGTAGTCTTCGATCGTGTACTTGCGGCCCTTGGCCTCCGCCATCTTGACGAATTCCTCGCCAGCCGCGCGAACATCCCGAGGCAAGTCAGCCGCGGACTTCTCGCGCTTTTGCGGCGCGGCCTGGCGGGTGCCGGGAGCGTTGACGTTGGGCGCTTGGCGAGACTTCTGCTTCTCGTCTTCGAATAGCTCGGGGAATCGCTTGCGCACGCCTTCAGCAGCGGCTTTCAGCTGATCCTCAACGGATTTGCCTTGTGCGGCTAAGCGCTGGCTGATGCCCACCGCATAGGCGGTCGCCTCGTCATCCTTCTCGTACCACGGGTTCTCGCGGGCGAAGTCGGCTTCCGGGTTCGATGCCTCTCGTTGGCGGTCGATCGCGGCAAGGTCGCGCGTAGCCTTGGCGGCAGCGGTCTTGTCGCCATCCTCCACGGCCTGCTCGAACTTTGCGACCAGCTCGGCCTCCTGCTCGCGTAGCATTCGTTCGGTGGTGGCAGCTGAGGTTCGGACAAGCCGCTCAACCTTATCAGCGAGTGCATCCGTCTTCTTGCGCAGATGGTTGCCGATGTCTTGGCCGGCGCGGATGAACTCCACGGCACCGCGCCATTTGGCAGGATCGCCCTTGTACTGATCCTGCGGCTTCCACCCTAGATCCGCGGCAAGATCCTCGATGCTCTGCGGCGACGCTTTAAGGTCGGCGTCCTCCTGAACCTCATCGATCTGGTCAGCACCCTGTGGTGCGGCGTCGTCTTCGGTGCTCATGCGGCTTCCTTCCAAATATTCCCGCGCCGAATGTCACTGACATTGCTCTGCGAGATGCCAAAAAGGCGAGCGGCTTGGACCTGAGTTATCGGGGCCGTGCGGATCGTGCGGACCTTGTCCCACGTCAGTTTGGCGCTTGCATGTTCCTCTCCGCGCTTTAGTCGCTCGGGCATCCGTCGCGACGGATGATTATCGCCCATCGGGACCGTGCCATGACGCCGCTTGTCCGCCATGTTTTCCTTAGCCGTCGCCCAACGCAGGTTGCTCGCAAAGGAGTTCAGCTTATCGCCGTCCCAATGCGCAACCTGATGTTGCTCGGATGGTTTCGGGCCGTGAAAGGCAATGGCTACAATCGTCGCAACGTTGCGCGAACGATGGACGCCGTTGCAACATAGCGTAAGGGAAGGACGCCCAGCGGTGTTCAGCGCCTGCTTCAATATTCTGCCATTGTACCGGCCCTGGCTATCCGCTCGGATTCTTTTAACACGCCCAAATTGGGAAACCGCGTAATCAGGAGCCTCGGCGACAACGCGCCATTCTTCATCGCTCGGGTTCATCGACAATCCCCCAGCAATCCCTATCCTGCAAAATTCTGTACTCGCGTCCGTCCTCACCTTGGGTCACGATGCCCACGTGGCGTGCGAAAACGATGATCTGCCCCTCCTTGGGGGCCTCACCGCCGAAATCAGCGAAATCGAACGCAGCGGGCGAAATAGAGACGATACGCCCCCTCACCTCTGCCATGCGCTCCCGATCCTTCACCTGATCCGGTAAAAGCAGCGACGTCTTACGCCCGTTGATGGTTGCGAAATCGTCATCTGGTGGAAGCGCGACGATCAGCGCGAAGCCCGTTGCCCGAATGCCGGGCTTGCATTCCTCAAGATCAGGCAGGTTCATGCATCAGACTCCATTGGTCGAATGTGGTCTCGAAAAGGGCGCGATAGGCATCAGCGCGGGTGCGCAGCTCCATCAGGACCAGAGGGCTTACGTCGCCGGCCTCCCAGGATTGTCGTTCCCATTCAGCTTTCTGCGCTTCAGCTGCGCGCTCGACTGCGGCAAATACCCAGCGGCTTACTGGATGGTCCTGCCATGCTAGGAAGTCGTCTTCGGTGATGTTACGCTGCATCGGTCATCTCCGGCTCAGGGCCGCCAGATTCGGCCGCGCCAATCTCCTTGCCGACGCGCGCACCGATTTCGGCCTCTTGGGCTCGATAGAGCGATGCCTGCGCATCGTTGCGCGCCGCCTCGCTGAGGGTCTTCACATCGTCAGGTGACGGCGGCGCATCCGGGTTTGGCGGTGGAAGCAGCGTGTCGAGATCCTCAACATCCGCCGCCTCGAAGACACGGCGCTTCAGTTCGCGCTGATCAACGTTCGGATCGCCGACCCCAGTCTGTAGTAGGAACTGAGCCCGCGCGACCTTCTGCAGGCGCGTAATCGACGTGGGATCGGAAACGGGCCGGATATCCATGTCGGAGGCGTCGAAATCGGCCCGAAAGTCCGCTTCCACGTCATCCAGAACATCGAGATAGTCCTTTGCCGTCTTCTCGCCGCCGTATCGACCGACCAGCTTGAAGATCAGGCCAAACTCTTGCCGCTCGGCACGATAGACCCGCTTGTAGATGGCGGTGAAGACCTGCAGCCCCTGCTCGATCAGTGCGAGCGTGGTGCCTACCTGGCCATTGTTCGAAGCATCACCGCTGGTGACGTCCTTAATCGCAGCGACATCCTTCGCAGCGCCCAGCATCATCTCCAGCACGGAGAACATGATGTTGGAGGCGGGTGGAAGCGTGCGTTCGAAGATCGACCCCTGCAACAGGCCTGGCGCTACGTTGACGTTCTTGTACTCACCGGGACGCCAGCGCAGCGTGTTGGTCTGACCGTTGCCTTGAAGGCGAAGGCCCGACGAAATGAACCCACCGCCCGCGATCTGCGCATGGCCGGCATCGATCATCTGGTTGATCGCGGTGTTGATGACCGCGCTCAGCTCAGACAGCAGGTGGCCAAAGCCGATGCCGTAGAACTTGCCCTCGGGATGAGGCAGGAAGTCGTATTTGATGTAGAACGCCGAGCGCTCCACATTCTCGACGCCCTCTTGGCCAAACTCGATATCATCGACATCGAACGCCGCGACGATGCTCAGCACCTCCCGCGTTTCCCGGTCCACAGTGATGATGTACGGCTCTTCGTAACCGTCTTCGTCGAGGTCGATCAGGCGGTGCTGCTCAAGTAGCATGCGCGCCGCTTCATCATCGCCTGAGTTGCCTCCGCCGCTCGGGCCAAGATCGACCCTGCGATATTCCCCCCGCGCCATCCTCTGGCGGATTTGGTACGGGAATACGTCTGGCATTTCCTCGGTCGCGCGTGGCGTCGTCGCTAGGCTCAGCGCATCCATCGGCACGACAAGGCGCAGCGCGGGCACGTACCGCGAGCACGGCATTTGCTTGCCGTTATCCCACCACACCTTGCGGAACGCGCAACCGACGATCGGCAACTGGTATAGCAGGGAATCGGTGTCGCCTTCCCAATCGTCCATGCGGTAGTTCAGCAGGACGTTGAGATATTCCTTCACGCGAGCCGCGCGCTTCGTCTTGAAGCCCGGTGGACGCTCCCATGCTGGCTGAGCCGGGGGGATTTGCTGTCCGGACTGCTGAGCAATGGCCTCAGCTTCCTGAACGCGCGCCATCGCTGTTGACGCCTCAAGAGGCTCCCCGCCGAACGTCACCATCTGCTGACCGTCTTGGCCGATCAGAGGCCGGCCCTTGTCTGAGCCGATCACCTTGACCTGTACCGTCTCATCACCCTTGACGATCGCAGGATACGAGCGCGCGTTGAACTCTGTCGCTGCAATGGTGAGGATCGGATATCGAATGTCCGACGCTCGCTCGAATGGGTAGTTCTTGGGTTCAGTCTCGCCCTCTTGCGAGGCGGCTTTCTGAGCCTCTTCGACCTTGGTTGCCCAATCCCCCCGCGAAGTCTTGTCGCGTTCGTAATCTTCCACCACCTGGCTACCGATCGTGGCCAACTCGATGGAATCGAAGAACTGCGTCAGATCCCCGCCGTGCTGAGCGAGGCGAATGATGAGCGGCGCTTCGTCCTGAATCTGATCTTCAATGAACGGGGCGGTGGCCATCAGGTTTCCATCCAATCAAGCGTTTCGCTGGTGAGCTTGGTCATCCCGAGCGACAGCATGCCGGTTGCCCGCATCCCGTCGATGTTGCCCCAACCAAACAGCTGAATTCCGCCATCGATCTCGGCAACCGCGACCATGCTTTCGATGTGGCTGATTTCACCGCTGTCGATCTCATCAGCCATGCGGCGGAACTGTGCGGCGATGTCAGCGGCGCTCACGTCGCGCAGCGGGACCACAGACAAGCCCGTCTTTTCGTTGCCCGTGGTCGCCGCCTTATGCATCAGCCGCGAGCCCCGCCTTGGCCGGGTTCGCGCTTCTCGCCCTTCTTGGCGAGCGCCTTGTCTTCCTTGAGGCCCTCTGCGACATCCTTGTTCGCGCTGTTCTCGGCATCGTCACTGCCGTCATCGCCGCTGATTTCCTTGATCTTGGCTTCAGTCAGCTTCGCCGGATCCGGAACCTCAGCCAGCTTCGCCTTGCGCTGCGAAAGCACACGCTGGGCATTGCCGACCGGATCGCCCGAACCGAGCACGCCTTCCCATTCGCTGAACTTGCCTTCCAGTTCCGTGACACGCTTTTCCAGATCACTCGCCATCTTCACTCTCCTCGGGTTCCCCGCCCATCTCGGTAAGACGCGCCTCGATCGCGCGTGTGTTGTCGGCATAGCCAGCGATCCCGGCTCGCTTGTTCAGCTTGGCGCGCAGCTTTTCAGCGTCGCTCAACACCTTGGCGGAGCGATTGGTCACAGCGTCGATGCGCGCCTGAAGTTCGGGATCGAACGGCATTGTGCATGCCGAGTTAGCAGCCGCTAGGGGTGCTGAAAGTATGCGTTCAGTAGCCTGTGCGGGCAGATCTGCCCGTGGCATAAACAGGCTCATCATCATCGGCAGGACCGTATTGCTGATCGACCAGCAGCGGCTTTGCTATCGCCATCAACCCGAACGCGTCGGCACCGTGTGACGCCCAATCATGCTCAGGTCCAAGCCCCACGTTGCGGTGCTCGTCCTTTTTCTCGTGATATGCGCCGAGCGCCTCTAGCCCTGCCTCGCAGTGCTCGGGATCGATCCAGATCGAGGGGAACAAGCGCCGTGCAGCCTCCACCCGCTGCATTGCTGCACCCTTGCCCTGGTTCTTCACGACCTCGGCTCGAAAGCCTGCCTGCGTCACATGGTCGATGTATCGCTGCGCGCTCATGGCATCGACGCTGGCACCGTCATGCGGAAGGATGCAGATGGCGTTGGCGTATCCATTGGTGCGCAGCCATTCGAGGTGCGTTCCAAGCGGCTGGCCGGCTGCTTCGTAGTAATCGAGGCAGTTGATGCGACCGGCCGCAAATTGCACAACCCATATGGCGGTGTGATCGCGCACCCCGATGTCCCAGAACGTCCAATATTCAAGCAAGGGATCAACGGTCAGCGGAGTGATGCGGCGATCGGCACGCGCCTTCGCCAGTGATCCAGCGTAATAGGCGCCCTCCATGACCTGCATGTAACCGCCCTCCCAGACGTGCTGATAGCGCTCTGGGAAGGCGTGCAGATCATACTGGCGCTCCGTATCGAGCGCCGCAGGGAAGAACGGGTTCTCACTCCAGTTGGCCTCAACCACCACTGCGCCAGGAGGCGGCTCTTTGCCGCGCAACAATTCATCGACCGGATCGATCTTGCGCGCCGGGTTCCAGCTGAACCACATCTCCGCGCCAGCTGGATAGGCCTCGGACGCCGGTTTGCGCATCGTCGGCCGCAACAGCATCATAGACCGCTTAGACAGGCTCTGCGCCTCTTCCAGCCACGCTATGTCGAACCCTTCATAGGATTTAATGCTGTCGGCTGTATGATCCTGCAAGCCAACGAATACGATCGTCCCGCCACCCGGGGTCTTGATCTCGGATTGCAGGCATTCAAAGTGCGCCCCAACGCCCATTGACTGGATCTTGTCCTCGATCAGCCGTTTGGCGGACTCCTTGAGCGACTTCTGAACCTCTCGACCGCAGAGCGCTCGGGTTCCAGGATTTGCGAGGCAATTTTCGACCAGCAGCTCAGCGAAAAAATGGGATTTGCCCGAACCGCGACCGCCGTGAGCGCCCTTGTATCGAGCCGGCTTCAACAAGGGCAGGAATACGCGCGGTGTCTGGATTTGCAAAACGGTCAATCGACCACCCGCCGCTCAATCCGCGTGATCCGCATCTCGCCATCGACCTCGACTTGTAGCGGGAGAAGCTTGCTGGCGATCTTGTAGAACTCGGTGGGATTTTCTTCGGCCCACCCGATAAAATGTCCGTGCGCCTCGCCCGTGTCGATCTGGAGCTTGTCATAAACAGCCTGGATAGCCGCCTTCATCGTCGCGGTGGACTTGTTCGGCACGCCCTTCTTGCGGCCCTTACCCGCATTCGGCGGCTTTTGCCGAGCAGCAACCATCACTAGTTTGCTGTTAGCGCCGCAGCAGGATCACGACCTGCAGCACGGCGATGATAATGAGCAGTCCGGTGTTGATCGACATGACTTAGCTCCCGACCTTGATGGTGGAGCGAGGGCTGGTCGTGGTAGACAGAGCCTTGTGCAGCGGCATACCCTGCTTGATTGCAGCCTGAGTGCGCGCAGGGATGGGCTTGGTCGCTTTGCCGTCAATGGTTGCGTCGGGCATGGGAATATCTCCTTTGCGCCAGTGTAGCGTTAGGCCGAGGCCCCGAAAGTATGCGTCAAGGCAGCCGGATCCGGCGCACTCTCCCCGCCCCCGCCCGTCTCAGCAGTCCCGCTTTTTCAAGCGATCCGACCGTGCGCGCTACATCCGACTTGCTCCACATGCCAAGCTCGTCCCGGATCATGCTGTAGCTCGGGGCCTCTCCATCCCGTTCGAACGTGGTTTGGACGTAGCCGAGCACTTGCTGGGCGCGATAACCGAGGTGACGCGACCTTCCGGCCCGAAATGGACTGGATCCCATCTATTCCCTCCCCTGCGTGCAAGTCAGACATTCGCCGACCAGTCGGGCAAGCCGGCGACCACGAACGATGCTCGATATCGCGATGATATTATCGCCTTCAGCGCATGAGAGACGGCGGTCCAGGATCAGGTCAGCCATCGCACCAGGTCCCGATGACGAGACGCCCGGCCCAGACAGGGACATCGCGCTCGAGGCGATCGTCGGGGATGGCGGCGATGGGGTGCCACGTCGGCGCGTCTGGGATTGTGGCGAGGGCGTTCATGCCCCACCTCCCGACGCTTTCCCGGATTGTCGGGGTTCTACGGGGTTTGTTTCAACCGGCTTCCCTGAAAATACACACTGCGAAATCTCCACACATGGCTGAGAGAACCCCGTAGATACCCGTACAACCCCGTAAATGTTGCCGCTCATGCTCGCACCGCCTTCCAGACCTTCTGCTTCAAATCGGAATTTTCCTCGGACATCAGCTTGAGACCGGAGACGATCCGGCCCTCGTACCGTTTGAGGTAATGCCCGAGCTTCTTGGAGTTGACGCCACCGCGGCCATCGTCCGCGACCTCGATCAGAGCCTCGCGCAGGACCGGGTTGAGCAAGCCGCCAAAAGTGTTCTGCTCCGCTGCAACTTCCTTGATCTGTGCCGTCGTCCTGGCCGAGCCCTGCACCGCGTCGTGCCACGACGTCAGCAGGTTCCCGAGCTGCGTGGTGATGGGATCCTCGGCCCTGGCCTTGTTCATAGTCTCGCAGGGGTCGGCGCGACCGAGCCAGACCAGCGCGGACCGAACCATGCGGCTCCAGTCCTCGAATGAAGCCAGCGACGGCAATTCGCCGGGATAGCCCGCCACGACATAGGCGCGGACCACGATGAGTGCGGCAGCGACATACTTGCCGCGATCGGCGAGGACCTCCTCGAACGGGTTGTGCGCGAAGTTGCGCAGTTCGGGCCGCTCCATGTCGGGGTCGAGCGAGCAGAGCACGACGCGACGCGTCATGTCACCGACGAGCTGGATGTTGTTCCCCGTGGCGAAGCAGGTTGCCCGGCTCTCGACCTTGACGAAGACGGATTGACCCAGGGGGCGCACCGCAACGACGGGCCGCTCGATCATCTGGCAAAGGAAGTCGCCGCCCAGCGTACCGTTGACATTGTCGATCGAGATGATGGTCTGGGCCGAGAGGAGTGCAGCGACGAGGCGCTTTTCGGTTTCCTCTTCGGTCCGGCCAGCACTCAGCACCGGGGCCCGCTCGCCGCTGTTGATCGCGGATGCGAGGTCGATGATGTAGCTCTTGCCTGAGCCGGGAACCGGCGCGGTGGTGGCATGCATCGGGGCCGTGGTTACGGCGCCACGGACAACGGGCGTGATGAGCGCGGAAAGCGCAACCGAGCGGCTGGCGTCGTCGACGAAGGGGAATTCGTTCAGCAATGCGTCGAGTTGCTCGAGCGCGGTCAGCGCGTCCTTGCGCGTCGGGCTTGCCGGCATCCGGGGCAGCGCCGGCGGTTCCAGCAGCAGCAGCTGCGTCGCCGCATCGTAGCCGCCCTTCGACAAAATGGTGCCGTCGGGGCGCAGCGTCGGGGTGGTGATGACCCCGGACAGCTTGCGCATCCGCCACTCGCCATCGCGAGACAGCACAATCGACGCGACTTCACCCGGTGGGTCGGTGCGGACATAGCCTTTCTTCCGGGCATTCCACTTGATCCAGCGCGCAGAGCGGGACAGCCGGTCGATCATCACGGGCGTCGTCACGTCGGTCAGTCTCGCAACCTTGGTCCTGCGGCCGCGCGCCGCCGGCATATCGTCGACGACCGGACGCACGAGACGCTCGCCGCGAACGAAGAACGGCGTTGACGCTGTGATCAGCGCGGATTCCGCAGCGGTGGCAAGGTTGTGCAACTCGCCAGCCTCCAGCGTGATGAGAGGCAGATCCTTGCCGCCCGCAACGGAGTTCATCTCCTCCTTGCGGAACGGCAGGACGTTGTCGCGCAGGTTCTCGGGCGGCCCCTCGTCGCGGGGGATGCTGTCGAGGTAGGCGTTGATTTCGTCGGGATCGTTCACGTCATCCATCTCCACGACCCGACCAATTCACCGCGCGTTCGAGATGGCGCGCCGATTCGAGCAGACTCGCCAGCGCGAACCGCGTCATGTGCAGCTTGCCAGTCGGCATCTGGGCATAGACGGCGTGCGTCGCGAGCCTCGACACCTCGGCCAAAATGCCTGCGGCTTCCGGCGAGCAGCGGCGCAGCCCAGCACTGGCCTGGTCGCGGATAACGGCGATCGCGACCCTGCTGGCCATCTTGTATTCGCCCTCGTTGGGGCAGTGGATCGAGATCGACGCGCGGTGCGCCGCCTCAAGGCCGCTGGTATCGGGGCGAATGCGGGCTGGCGCGTTCATACGATCACCGTCACGCGCTCGGCGGCGCGGGTCACGGCAGTGTAGAGCCAGTTTGCTCGCGCGTCGCGGAACGCGCCGCTTTCGTCGAAGACAACAACATTGTCCCACTGGCTGCCCTGCGATTTGTGGCAGGTAATCGTCCAGCCGAATGTAAACTCGTGGGACTCGCGGCGCTCGCGCCAATCGAGCTTGCGCTCCGTGCCGTTGAAGAACTCATCGCGCACCCCGAGCCACACCGGGTCGCGGTCCGGTTCGTCGATCGAGTGAGCCATGATATCGAACCGGCCGAACTTGTCCTCAACCACGCGGGCGTGCCAGAGGCCGCCGTTGAACAGCGCCTTCTCGCGGTTGTTGCGGAGGCAGATCAGCCGGTCACCGACCGCCGGGTGCCACATCGCTCTCTCACCCGCGAGATCCTTGAGCGCGCGGACGCGGCGGTTGAAGGCCGTGCGGGTCCGGTTTAGGCCGCAAAGCACTTGGTCAGCGCCGAGCACGAGCTCGCGCAGTTGAGCGGCATCGACATCATCGCGCGCCGCGACGAGGCTTTCGCCGTGAGTGCCACGCTGCAGCGGCCGACCTTCACGGATGTCCATGCTCAACCGGATAATTGGATTGTCTCGGGCCTGGCGGTGGACCTCGGTCAGCATGACGTCGGGCGCGGAGTTGATGAAGAAGCCCTCACCCTTCACCGGCGGGAGCTGCGCAGGGTCGCCCAGCACGAGGATCGGCACCTTGAAGCTCAGCAGGTCGCGCGCGAGTTCGTCATCCACCATCGAGACTTCGTCGACGATCAGCAGCTTCGCGTTAGCGAGGTCACTCTCGCGATTGAGCTTGAATGACGCCTCGCCTGTCTCGTTGCAGACGTCGACCTTGTAGATCAGCGAGTGGATCGTCGATGCCTCGTCGCAGCCCTTCTTGCGGAGCTGCAGCGCCGCTTTGCCGGTGAACGTCGCATACAGGACCGTGCCACGAACCGAGGCCGCCAGTTCCTTCGCCAGCGTCGTCTTGCCCGTTCCGGCGTAGCCGAACAGGCGGAACACTGGCTTGCGGTTCCGCGACTTGATCCATGCGCGCACGTCGTCGATCGCGCGCTCCTGTTGCGGCGACCAGCTCATCGCCCACCCCCATCGACAAACGGCGCACCCAAGCCGCGCAGCCACGCAAGAAAGCTATCCTCGCGCCGGAACACCCCGACATGGAAGCCGCGGTCGAACAGCATGTTGAGCCGGTCGCGCTGGTTCGGGTCCGGCACATCCTTGCCGTCCTTCCACTCCACGAAGGCGACGCCGCGGTCTCCGGGTCGTGGTCGCCATGTCACGACCCAATCCAGCGCGCCGGCCTTCATGCCCTCCTTCTTGCGCTGCTGGACCTCCCAACGGGTCCGGCGCGCAGCGTTGGGGATGGCGACGATGTCCACCGCGGGGCAGATGATGCGGGCCTTGCGGAGCGCGGCGAGTTGGCGCGCACCCTCGTCGCGCGGGTCGGCGTCCCGCGGGTCGCAATGCCACGGTAAATTTTTGGCGGGCGCCTCAAGGCTGGCGAAGAAGTTCACGCGGCCTCCCGCTTTCCGCTCGCGATATTGCGGCGACAGTGCTCACAGGCACGAAGACGCTCACTCATCTCTGCGCGCGCGGCTCGGGCGGCGATAAACACGACCGCGGGTGGCGCATCGACTTCCTGCATGATCCGAGGCGTCGACCAACCAGCCTCGACCGCAGTCCAGACGAACTGCCAGTCATCCTGCGACAACGCGAGAAGTCGACGGTCAAGGTTGCGGTCGAAGTTCACCCGCGCGCCTCCCCCGCCCGCCGCTGCCGAGCGATGGTCAGCAGGTACTCGACCTCCTTCCGCGGCACCTTGCTATGCGTGCACAACAGCTCGTCGACGGTGTACCGATCGAGCATGTGCGGCCGGCACTCGTAGAGCAGCCGGGTCAGCTGCGCCTTGTGCTGCGCGCCGGTCATTTCGGTCGAGCCGTAGCGCGCCGTGGCCTGTGGTCGCCCCCTGCCCCGCATCACGCCATTCCCAGCGCGGCGCGATAGGTTTCGAGGAGCGCATCCTGCTCGTCGAGCTGGTGCTTCTCCATCTTGCGGAGACGCACGATCGTGCGGATCGTCTTGGCGTCGAACCCGGTCGATTTCGCCTCAGAGTAGACGTCCTTGATGTCGTCGCTGATGCCGCGCTTTTCCTCTTCGAGCCGCTCGATACGTTCGATGAGCAGCCGTAGCTGTTCCGCGCTTATGCTGTCGGACATGGTGCCTCCTTGGCCAAGGAATTGAGGTGAGCGGAGATCGTGGCGACATGCCCGTCGATCGCGCGGGCGCGGCGTTCGAGCGCTGGCAGGACGCGACGAAGGTCGGCGGCACTGACGCCGCGATCGCCCGACAGCTTCGCACGCAGCGAGCGCTCCTCGATGTCGAGCACTTGCGCGACCGAGGGCAGGCCGAGATAGACCGACGCCCACATCAGCATGCGATGGCGCGAGACTTTGTCATGAGGTGAGCCGTTTTCCGGCTCGTGCGTCACGTTCTGCATCATGCCGCGATGACCTCCCGCCAAGCATCGGGCCGCCAGCCCTGACGCGTCGCCCGCTCAATGATCTCGGCATCGCTCAGCACGAAGCGGCCGCCGCGCAGCCAGTGCGTGCCCTTGGGGTCGATGCGACCGTCGGCGTCGCAGCGCACGACCGATCCGAACTTCTGCAAAAACTGTGCGGCCATGCCGGCGCGGCTGATATCGCGGGCATCGGGCAGCGGGCGGGGTCCGGGCTTGCGCCAGAACGATCTCGGCTGGACCTTGCGAGGCGCGGCGACGGGCGTCGACACGGCGCGGGGTACGAGCTTCGACAGCCGGGAGCCCCGATCCCGCACGATCCCGGCTTGAGCGAGCCAGCGCTTGGTCGTGCGCTCACCGACCCCGTAGTGCTTCCCGATTTCCTTCGTGGTCCGGGTCGCGGCGATCTCGGTGAAGTCGTCAGGTAGCGGCATCAAACGATCGGCGCGGTTGCGCGCGATACCGCGACGCACGACCGCCGAGCATTGACGGCACCGCAGCGACTGACGGAACACCTGCTTCGGACAGTCGAGGCAGGTTCGCGCCTCGGTCTGTGGGCCGCGCTTGACCTTGGGGCTGGGGTTCGCCCGTTCCGCCGCGATGAAGCCGCGCACCCGCGCCTCGATGCGCGGTGTCGGCTCGCGTCCAGTGCGCATCCGCGGCACCATCTGCGGATCGTTGACCGACAGCTTTCCGAAACGGCTGGCGGACATCTCGGATGCGACGAGGAAGGCCTCGATTTCGGCTAGGAGCGTCATGCCGCGACTGCCTGGTCGAACTTGCCGACCTCATTGCCCCATGCCGACCAGCCCGGCCGCGTCGTTCGAGCGAACATCTCAAGATACGGCCCGGCGACGAGTTGCTCGACGCGCTGCCGCGCGACCTCCGGCTTGCGGCTATGCTCGCGCCTCGGCTCGATGATGGCCTGACGCACGCCCTTGCTCAGCCGTCGCGGCGAGCCCCGGGTGAACAGCCAGCACGGTTCGACCTGCTTCCTGGTCCAGTACCCGAAACCCATGCGCGGCTCGGGAATGTCGTCGGTGAACATGTCAATCTGGTCGGCGCCATGCAGGCGCTGCTTCAGCCAGTAGAAGGCGTCGGTCTTGAACTCGAAGCCCCAGGCGCGCGCCAGCTCGATCGACTCAGCAAGGTGCGAGCCGACGATCCACATGAACAGCGCGCAGTCCTTCGCTGCCCAGTCCCGCACAGGGAGCGCCGACATCTCGTCGAGCGTCATCGTGCGGTAGTGATCCTCGGCACAGCGATGCGGGGTCATGTTCTCGCCCGAGAAGGTGCGGAACGCCCATGGCGGGTCGGCATAGATGCAGCCGAAGCCGCCGTTGGGAACGGTGAGGTCGGTCATCGCACCAATTCCCGCGAGTGACGCGACGGGTTCAGCGATGCCACCTTCGGCTTTCCCGCCGACTTGATGCGCGCGATCGTCGCGGCATCGTCAGCCTCGACCAGTTTGCGGAAGGCGCCAGACTCGTATGACCGCCCGCTGATCGCCTTGAAGGTCAGCCATATCGCGCGGACGCCTTCGGGAGCGGTATCGTCGAAGACCTCTGCTACGGTTAGAACGTCGCCCGGCTCGGGGTCGCACGGGTCGGCTTCATGCCAACCGGCAACGACGCAGATGGCTCGTTCGCCGACCTGCCAGATCGAACCGTCGCGGCGGTCATCGATCGTCGGCTTGCGCTTGAACGGCCAGATCATTGCCCCACCGCCTTCAGCGCCGGTCGCCGGATTTCTTCGATGCGCGAGAGCCAGGTGCCAAGCGTCCGGTAGCATTTGCGCAATCGGTTCTCGTCCTTGAGCAGCAACTCGTGGTCGGTGGTCGCGACGCCGCCTGGACTATCAGCCGACTCGGCCTGGGCGGTCTCGTGCGCCAGCGCGATCAGGTCGATGGTCAGCGGGTCCGAGGTGCAGACCGCATCGGCTCCGACATTCTTGAGGCCGAATTCGCGGTCGAGCTCGTCGTGCGCGCTGTCGTCATAGGCGAGCAAGTTCCAGATCCGGTCGGCCGAGGGCAGCGACGTGCCAGCCTTGACGTTGCGGAGGTGGCGCTCGCTGATCCCGAGCCACAGCGCGACCTGGCCGTCGTCATGCTTATCGCACAGGCGGGACAGTGCGCGGAGCCATTTCGCCCGGAACTGCTGTTCCGTGAGAGGTTGCACACGCGGAACGATGTTGCACTGCGTCACGCCTAGAGACCCCTTCCATGGAACGACCCGCCCGCATCAGCGCCGAGCCAATCGGCATGCTCATCCGCCGCTGCATCGCGTCGATCGGTGACGGCGATGGCGCGACCGACCAGAATGCCGAGGACGAGACTGAACAGCAGACAGCCGGCCGCCATTGCGGCGATGTGCCAGGCGGTCATGCCGACACCTGTGAAATTGCGACGGGCCCGGACTTCGCGGCTATCACGCCGTTTCCCGCCATCGCCGCCGCGTTTACGCAGGACGCAGCCTGGGCAGGCCCGGTGCCGTCGCGGTCACCGGTTGGAATGGGCGGGCAGGAATTCTGATGCTGACCCGGCTCGCCATGGCATTGGCGCAGGAAGCGGTCCCAAGCGCCGGGTTCGGACTCGGTGTCGATCGTGACGGTGGCTTTGGGGGTCTGGCCGGCCCACTCGTCGTCGCGGTGACCGCAGATCGGCTGTCCGCACGCGGCACAGCGCTCGTTGGTGATCGCGGTGGCGCGCTGGACCGAGACGTTGAACACGCGGGCGAGCAGCGCCGGACTGGCGCCTTCCCAGCCGTGGCGGCGTTCGACCATGACGCGGCGGGTGTTGGTGTCGGTCATGCGGCGGTGACCTGCACTGGCTCCGGCACGTAATCCGCCATGAAGTTGCGGACCTTATCGACCGTGCTCAGCTTGAGATCGCGACCGGCCTTCACGTCGCGCACAAAATGCGGGTCGTTCATGGCCTTGCGACCGAACGTTACCGGCGACATCTGATGCGTCTCGATGAAAGCATCGATCGCATCGGCGAGCGTCTGGGGCGTCGTATCCATGACGGCGCAGGATATGTAGGGCGCGCCCTACCGTCAAGCGAAATTAGTAGGGCAAACCCTATCCTATCAGAGGACGGGCGTGTGTGGGACACGGCCCACATGGCCGAAGCCGAACGCTCGCAACTGCAGAACCTGCTCGCGGACCTCGTCGCGAAGTCGGACCGAACGCGCGATTACTTCGACGCGCGATTGCGCGAGCGCCTAGAAACGACCGGCAAGCCGCTATGGGATATCGAACGCGGCAAGGTGAAGCGACCAAGCCCGCGGGTTCTTCGCGCTATCGAAGAAGTGCTGGGCTTGGAGCCGGAACGCCTCGTTGATCTGGTTCATCCTCGTGAAGATCCGCCCGTTGCCAAATCGGCTCGTCCGGTCGCCGGTGCGCGCTCCGATCACCCGCCGGTCCGAACGGCCGATGGTGGCGAAACTGCCTCAGTGATGCGCATGGACCTTTCCTATGCGATGGGGCCCGGCACCAACATCGACGACGACTATATCGAAGGCGAGCCGGTCGAGCTGGATATCGGCTTCCTGCGCCGGCTAACGCCGTCCGCCCCTTCGATGCTGCGCTTGGTCAGCGGCATCGGCGATTCGATGCAGCCTACCATCCACGATAGCGAGGATCTCGTCCTCGACCTGGGCCAACGCGTTGTTAATCTGCAGGATCGGATCTGGGCAATCTCCCTACTCGGCGCTGGCGCGGTAAAGCGCCTGCGCACTGTCGCCAAGGATCGCGTGCTCGTGATCAGCGACAATCCGGACGTTCCTGATACAGAATATAGCACCGAGGATATAGCGATCGTCGGGCGGATCGTGGGGTCGATCAAGAGGCATTGAGCGCTGAGGGGGAAGTGATGGGGGAAGGTTACGAAACGTCCGAGGCGCCGCGGGGGCGGCTATCGGACACGCAGCGCATGCTGATCGAGCAGCGCATCACGAACGACAAGCCGAGCACCGGGGCGGCGTACATTCTCTGCATCTTCTTCGGCGTGCTCGGCGTGCACCGCTTCTATCTAGGTCGCATCGGAACCGGCATCGTGATGCTCATCTTCACGCTGACGTTCTTCGGCCTGATCATCTCTGGGATATGGGCCTTCATCGACCTGTTTCTGATTCCGTCGATGATTCGCGAGCGGGTCGATACGCTGCGGCACCGGCTGACGCTTGAGGCGATTGCCTAACCGGGCATGCCCCTCCCCACCCAATCCCTCGCCGTCGTCGGCACCCAGTTCGATAACAAGAAGGGTCCGACGCGCCGTTTCGAGATCGAGCTGTGCCGACCCGGCGAGCCGATCGAGCTGCGGCCGGAGCCGAAGAATCCTGCGGACGAGCATGCCGTCGCGGTCTATTCCATACGCGGCCTCCAGATCGGCTACATCAAGGCCGAGCGCGCGGCATGGATCGGGGGCATGATCCGTCAGGGCCGTGAGATGGCGGCGATCTTCCAGGAAAGCACGAGCTGGGGCGCCGTCGTGCGAGTCGCGTTCGATGGTGAGGTACCGACGCTTCCGACCAAGCGTGACAGCGGCGATAGCGTCGTTGGCGCCGATGATTCGGATATAGGATTCTGGCCAGACGAAGAGTGGCCCGAGTAACGTAGGGCGCGCCCTACATTTTCTTGTTGACATAGTAGGGTGCGCCCTACATAAAGAGCCCATCGCCGCACCCCGCGGCATGGGAGCAACCGGATGGCCAAGAAGCCGACCAAGGCGAAAGCCGAGACCGCAGCGCCGGTCGTCATCACGTCGATCAAGGGGTTCGACCAGGACCTGAAATGCCGCGGCTACCAGTTCGAAGTCGGCAAGACCTACGAGCACACCGGCAAGGTCGAGCAGTGCGCCAGCGGCTTCCACGCCTGCCCGATCGAGCATCACCCGCTTTCGGTCTTCGAGTTCTATGCCCCCGCCGGGAATCGTTTCTTCGAGGTGCGACAAGGCGGCAAGACCAGCAACGGCGGAACCAAGCTGGCATCGGCGACGATCACGATCGATTTCGAGCTGACGATCGGCGATTTGGTCAAGCGGGCCTGGGACTATGTCTGGTCGCGAGCCACGAAGAGCGTTGATGCGCATGTCACGGTTGAAGGTCACGCGGCGAGCGCGACGGGAGACCTGGGCGCGGCGAGCGCGACGGGATACCAGGGCGCGGCGAGCGCGACGGGAGACCTGGGCGCGGCGATATCCTCATACGAAGGCCGAGTCATGGGCGCCGAGGGCAATGCCCTGTTCGGCATCGAGCGTGACGACAACCTCGACATTCTTTCCGTAGCCGCCGGCATTGTCGGCCGAGACGGCATCAGGCCCAACGTCTGGTACAAGGTCGTCGGCGGCAAGCTGGTGGAGGCCTGACCATGGCCCGGCCTTGGCATCACAGCCGTGACGCGCAGGCGCTGCTCGCCGACTGCGTCGCGAACCCGCCCCGTTATCTGACCCGCCGTTTGGCCTCGCACGAGCGCTGGACCCGCGATGACGAGACGGTCAGCAGCTACGACTGCAACGACGATCGCGTCGATGCGCTGATCCGACTGTCGGACAAGGCGTGCGAGGCTGCGATGCGCGCCTGTGGCGAAGACCGCGACGCGCTGCGCAAGCTGATCCACTCGTGGCCCCATGTCGACCATGTGATTCAAAAGGCGATCGATAGCGCCGCAGCGAAGGTCGCCGCCTGATGCGCCTCTTCGCCCTCCGCACCCGCTGGACCGCCGCATCTGTGCCGCTGACCCGCGAAGAAATCGAATGCGCCATCTTCGGCATGCTTGTCGCGGTCGCGATGACGGGAGCGCTGTTGTGACGCATCGGCATCCCGCAGGCGCGGCAACCGTCGAGGTGAAATGCCAGCGCTGCAAGCGCCCGTTCACTGCGCGCGTCGCTGACCGCCAACGCGGTTGGGGCAAGTTCTGCTCCAAGTCCTGCAAGGCGATCAAGCAGACGCAGCGCACCGGCTACGCGGGTCCTCGCGCCCATGACGACCGTGGCCGCCATCGGGACGATTGGGATCGCTACGCTGACACCGTCCACCCGTTCAGTTCGGAGGCATTCGAGCAATGACCCGCGCCCGCCAGTTCGCCAACTGCCTTGATGCGGTTGCGCCGTCCTTCCCGGCACGGATCAACGCCGCGACCGAGCGCATGATCGCGACCCAGATGACGGCGTACCCCGCCGACTGGTCCGACGCGGACAAGCGCGAGATGGCTGAGCGGCATCTGTTTGGGGTGCGGTCGTGAACGCGCCCGCCAACCTCACCGACGCGGCCTTCCGCGCGGCCCATGTCGGCGCCAGCGAGGTCGCGGCCCTGTTCGATGCCTCGCCCTGGCTCACGCATTTCGAGCTGTACCACCGCAAGGTCGGAACGATCGCGACGCCGGACTTCAACGCGGTGCGCGACGACGGAACCCCGGAGAACGAGCGGATCCATTGGGGCGTCATCCTCGAAGACGCCATCGTCGCCGAGGCGTGCCGTCGCTGGGGCTATGTCGAACGCGAGCCGGTCAGGCACCTCTCCAATGGGAAGGGCCTCGGCGGCCACCCCGACCGTCGCGTCATCTGTCCGGAGCGCGGCCCCGGCGTCCTTGAGGCCAAGATGGTCGATTGGCTGGAGGTCAAGAAGTGGGGCGACGAACCGCCGGTCCACTATCTGCTCCAGAACCAGTCCTATCAGGGCCTCGACGGTGTCACCTGGGGCGACATGATCGTGCTGGTCGGCGGCAACGAGTTGCGCCGGTTTCAATACGACTTCCGGCCCGGCCTGTTCGCCGAAATCGAGCGCCGCGTCGGCGACTTCTGGGACCGGGTGCGCGCGAACAATGCCCCTCCGGTCGATTACAGCCGCGACGGCGCCTCGCTGATCGAAGCCATCGGCGCTCCTGATGACAGTCTGGCGGACCTTCGGGACTGCCTCGAAGCCGAGCAGGAAGCGATGGACTGGCTCGACGCACGCGCACGCCGCGACGCCGCGATCACTGACATGGACATCGCCAAGGCCCGGCTGATCGAGCGGATTGGCGCCGCCGGCACTGCCCTTCTGCCATCGTTCCGCATCGGCTGCGGCGAGACCAAGGGCTCACCTGACAAGGAAGTCACCGCCGACATGATCGGCACGGTCATCAAGGGGCGGCGGGGCTACCGGCGCTTCGATGTGAAGGAGATCAAATAGTGGCCACCCAACTAGCCGAGCGCCGCGACAATCCTGTTGCAGTCATCCGTCAGAACCTCACGGCCATGGCGCCGGAGTTCCGCGCCGCCCTTCCGGCACATGTCCCGGTCGAGAAGTTCACCCGTGTCGCGATGACGGCGATCCAGAACAACCCGGACCTTCAGAACGCAGACCGCCGCAGTTTGTTTGGCGCCATCGTCAGGCTCGCCCAAGACGGGCTGCTGCCCGACGGACGCGAAGCGGCGATCGTCATCTTTAATGCGAAGGACGGCAACGGCTGGATCAAGAAGGCACAGGCCATGCCGATGATCGCTGGGGTGCTCAAGAAGCTGCGCCAGTCCGGTGAGGTCGCGAAGGTCTCTGCGCATGTCGTTTACGAGAAGGATCACTTCGTCTGGTCGCTCGGATTCGATGAGACAATCGAGCACACCCCGCCGGCGCTCAACGCCGAGCGCGGCAAGCCCATCGGCGCCTATGCGACCGCGGTCCTGAAGGACGGCTCTCAGCTGTGCGAGGTGATGACGCTGGAGGAAATCGAGAAGGTCCGGAGCGTCAGCCGTTCGAAGGACAAGGGCCCTTGGGTCGAATGGTGGGGGGAGATGGCCCGCAAGACGGTGATGCGCCGCCTGTCCAAGCGCCTGCCCATGTCGACCGACATCGAGGACGCCGTCGATCGAGCCGCCGGTGTCGACCGCGACGACCCGCCGGCCATCGAGCACGAGGCAACCGCCGTGCACGTCTCGCGCCTCGACGCTCTCGAACAGCAGATCGCGAATGACGGTGCCCTCGACGATGACAACCCCGGCGCCGCCGAGGGCCGTACCGACGCCCAGCACGGCGACCAATTCCCCGGTGACGAGCCGGTCAACGAGGAGGACTGACCCATGTGGAATCCCTTTGCCAAGAAGCCCACGCCCGCGACGATCGACACCGTGACGCTCGCCTACCACCGTGAGGCGATCGACACGCTCAACGCCGAAGTCATCCGCCTCCGGGCCGAGCGCAACAACGCCCGGTCGGCGCGTGATGCGGCGGAACAGCGCGTTGCTCGCCTTCAGCACGTCGGCAAGGTCAAGGGCCAGCTGGCCGACGAACTCCTGACCGAGCGCGACGCCGCCCGCGGCATCCTCCGCGAGATCGATGCGATGCTTACGCCTTCGACCGCCAGCATCGGTCGCCGCATGGCTGCCAAGGCGCGCGAGGGGTTGCTCGAGTTCGCGACCGGCGCGCCTGTGCGGGAGGTGGCGTGATGCGCACCATTCTCGCAGCGGCGGCAAGCATGGCCCTCATGAGCGCAGCATCCGGCACGTCGGGGCATGGTTCTCCCGCCATCGTTCTCCCGAGCGGGCCGCGCCTCCCCCGTGCGCCTCGGACCGACAGGAGGCGAGTTCCAACCAAGACCCTTGATGGCCGAGCCCGAGGTAGCGCCTCCGACCCCTATTTCGGCATCAAGTCGAAGGGTCGCACCGGAGCGCGTGCGCGGCAGGCTGCGATGGCAGCAGCGAAGCCAAATCGTGCGTCGCCGGGGCTGGTCAATCCGTTCAAGGAGGACAGCCGTCGGAAGGCTTTCGAGGCAGCGCTAAAGACGCTCGCGCCGATCATCCGCAACCCCGAAGCGCGACGCCGCCAGGCAATGCGCGTCGCGCGCCGGGTCACCGTGGCCGCGCGCACCTAACCCCCGAGGGCGCCTCCACCGCAGCTCCCGCGGTGACGTCCATTTTCCCCCGCCAGCGTCGTGAGGCCGGCGCTGGCAACCACCGAAAGGCATGACCATGGCCTACAACGACTATCTCGCATCGCGCGGATATCAGCGCGCCGTGTTCGTGCCGACGAAGAAGCGCGCGGGCGACTTCGAGGTCGTCGACGCCAACAAGCCGGCGGTCGAAGTGGCGCCGGTGGAGCGCAAGGTCGTCGAGATGAAGCGGAAGGCGGCCAAGTGAGCCGACCGCTCCCCTATTGGCCATCTGAAGCCGAGGCGGGCAAGCCGCTGCATCCGGTCAAAGTTCAGAGGCCTCGCGAATGCCGGAGGTGCGGGAAGGCCTTTCTGTTCTGGCACCAGCACGAGGGGCGGCACCTACTCCACCACTACGCGGATCTCGACGACGGTCGCGGCCCGCGATTCATCCTGCACCGCTGTGGCTTTACCTCCGCCGGCGTGCCGATTGCTGGAACGCCCGCATGAGCGACAACACCAAGATCGAATGGACCGACGCCACCGTGAACGCGGTCAACGGCTGCTCAGTCGTCTCGCCGGGCTGCAAGCACTGCTACGCGATGAAGCAGGCCCACCGCTTCCCGGTGCGCCAAGGTCTGACCATGAAATCGGCCGGCGGCATGGTCTGGACCGGCGAGGTGCGCTTCAATGAGAAGGCGCTGCTCGAGCCGTTGGGCTGGACGCGGCCGCGCCGCATCTTCTGGAACGCGCATGGCGATCTGTTCCACGAGAGCGTGCCGGACGAATGGATCGACAAGGTGTTCGCGGTCTGCGCGCTGACGCCGCAGCACCAGCACCAGATCCTCACGAAGCGGCCCGCGCGGATGCGGCAATACATGGAGTCGATCGACAACGCCGACGGTGAGCGGCTGGAAGGTTTCCGCTCTGCCTTGGTCGAGGGGATGGCTCAAAGCATCTGGCATGCGCGGACCGGGGACGATTCCGTTGACGAGTGGCTGGCCGTGCACCTCCCGCTTCCCAACGTCTGGCTCGGCGTGTCGGTCGAGGACCAGCAGCGCGCCGACGAGCGCATCCCTGATCTGCTGGCGACGCCGGCGGCGGTGCGGTTCCTGTCGTGCGAGCCGCTGCTCGGGCCGGTTGATCTCCAGTCGGTGTGCAACGGCCATTACTTCCAGAATCCGTTGACCGGCGACCGCTGGCACGAGCCGCCCGAAGGCTTCCGCGGCGCCAGCGATCGGGAAGGCACTCGCATTTGCTGGGTCATCGTCGGAGGCGAGAGCGGCCCCGGCGCGAGACCGATGCACCCGGACTGGGCGCGGTCACTGCGCGACCAGTGCGCCGCCGCCGGTGTGCCGTTCTTCTTCAAGCAGTGGGGGGATTGGGTCGACTATCGCCAGCTCGGCGCCGTCGGTTGGCGCAATGTCACGCCTCAGAGGACTTCATACCAAGGGCCGCCGCGAGGAGTGCTTTACGGCGCCAAGGGCGGAAAGGAGGGGCCGTTCGACACACGCTTTGACCTCGGTGGCCCTAACGGCCCAATTGTCGTCCGCGTCGGCAAGAAGGCCGCCGGTCGCCTGCTCGACGGCGTGCAGCACGACGGGATGCCGGGATGACCGCCGCTGCACGCTTCAAACAGGAGGATATCACTCGCGCCGTCCGCGGCGTCGAGAAGGCGGGCATCCGCGTCGGACGCGTCGAGATTGACCGCGACGGGCGCATCGTCATTCTCAGCGAATCGGCCGCGCCTCCCGCTGCGGCTCCCAACCCCTGGGATGATGAGCTGAAGCCATGACGAATCGCCGCCAGCTGAAGAGCAATCGCTTCCTCCCCGAGTTCGTGAGCCGGTTCAAGGACCGGCATGGCAAGGAGCGGCTGCGCTTCCGGCGCAAGGGCTACCCGGCGGGCTACTTCAAGGCACCCCTCGGGACCGAGGCGTTCCGAGAGGAATACCACGCCTTCAACAACCCCGGCGCGATCGTCGCGGCTCGAGAAGCCGCTATCGAGGCACGTATCGCGCCGGGCTCCGTCGCGGATCTGCAACGGCGCTATTACTCCGTGCCGGAGCGCCTGGGCCCGACGGCGACCACGCAGGGCAAGGTTCGCTCAGTGCTGGACCGGGGCTTCTTCGCCGGCCGCGCCGCTCACCCGGTCGCGTCGATCCGGTTCGAGCACATCGAGGCGATCGTCGCCAAGCGCCGGACCAAGTTCAAGAATGACGAGGGCCGCTGGGAAGGCGGAAACGAGGCCGCGCGAAAGCTGCGCAAGGAGCTGGTCCGCCTCTTCGATTTCGCCATGAAGTCGGAGATGGTGCAGATCAATCCGGCGGCACAGTCCGAGCGCGTCAAGATCGCGCCGGCGGACCGGTCGAAAGGCTTCCATACCTGGACCGAGCCCGAGATCGCCCAGTACCGCGCGCGGCATCCGCTCGGCACCAAGGCCAGGCTCGCGATGGAGCTGATCCTGTGGACAGACCAGCGCGGCTGCGATTCAATCCATCTCGGGCGCCAGCATATCCGCGACGGGCAATTCCACATTACGCAGAGCAAGACCGGTAAGGCGCTGATCATCCCCATCGCGCCGCAGCTGCTTGCCGCGATCGCCGCCAGCGACGCACTGAACTCGATGTGCTTCCTGCTCAACGAATACGGCAAGCCATTCACCCGCAAGGGCTTCGGCAACAAGATGCGGGACTGGTGCGACCAGGCCGGACTTGCCCACTGCACCGCCCATGGTCTCCGCAAGGCGACGATGCGCCGCATGGCCGAGCTCAACCTCGGCAACCAGACCATGAAGGGCCTGTCCGGCCATTCGAAGGATGATGAGGTCGCGCTCTACACCGCCGCCGCTGATCAACAGCGGATGGCGCTGCAGGCCGTCGAGCACCTCGCGGCATGGGAGAGTGCCCCCCGTGAGCAGAGCCAGGATGCGTTCGCCAAGGCGGCGATCGTCGCTTTTCGAGACCCGGTGGTGTCTAACCGTCTTCCGGAGTTAGACACCACAGAGCAACAAGAGGCTGCAAATGCACGGTAATATCGAAGTGGTGGCGCTCCGGCTCGGGCCTCCACTCCCCAAGCTGCGGCTTTCGGGAGCAAAACAACACCCTCCCCCGCCAGCTTCGCCCGCATCGCGAAGGCCCGTGCGCAGCCGCGTCGATCCGGCTGTCATGCGCTGAA